GCATCGCGAAAACTTAGGGTTTCTATATCTTGTGCTGTATATTCCATTAAATATCCTCTTTTTCAATTAGTATATCACTATCAAATGCATTAATATGAACTTCAGTTACTTTATCACCTATGATACATAGGGTTGATTCAATTTCTGCTTCATTTGACATTGTAAAAGTAACATTTTGTTCACAATAATTTTCAATTGTAATTTTAATTGGTTTTTCTTCCATTGTCAAATTTTCCTCATCATCATCAAATAAATCTTCATATGCATAGCGTTGACTATTCATTATTATATGCCATAGAAAAGCAAATACTATACACAATATAATTAAATCTAATATATCCTGCATATTAACCTCTAAAATGGTGTATCTTCATCAATTAAATCACCAGTCCATTCATACTTTGGTGGCTCTACATTAGGTGGTACATATTTATGCGCCGGTCGCCATCTCCATGCATTATTAGACCATGTAAGAAAATAAGTCTGATGCCATGGGTCGAAGTAATCAACAGCGAGAATTGTTTCAATTTCACCCGTATCAACTCGTTTTGCTTTAAACATTATTCTATAACCTCATATTGGTCAACAGATGGAATAATTGCAAGACCAAATTCACGACAATGGATTTGTCCTGCATCGTCAATAAGACGAACAGTTCCTTCCACACCAGTCATTGATGGCTCTCCATCCATATATAACACTCTAACTTTGTCGCCTACTTTAACTTCCATACGTTTTCTCCTTTCGTACACTGCGCGGGCGCCATAAAAATATTGAATCCTTTTTCATTCTATTATAATTATATCACATTTTATTAAAAAAAGCAAATTTATAAATGCTTATTCGCTAATTTTATGACTCGGCCGCAATGTATATACAGCGTATAAGTTTTTTCCACTTATTAAAGAGAATGGGTTTACAATTTATAGGAGGGAAACTAATGACAAAGCAAGAAGTTATTAAATATTTAACTGAAACCCCTGGAAATACAAATCCAGCAGTGTTATCAAGTATTTTAAATGAGTTTGCGGGAAGTGATAATAAGGAAGAAATAGAACTTTCTGCAACAGAAAATAAAGTATATACACCAGCAGAAGGAAAGGTGTATAATAAAGTTACTGTTAATGTACCAGCGAGTGCAGATACATATCGTGGTTTAGTTATTGATATGAACGGTGGCTATTGGGGTGAAGACCCAATTTATGTTGAAGTATTACCTCAAGGTGGAACTTTTGTATGTGCAGATTGGTATGCTGAAAATGAATCTTATATATATCCACCAACCGGAAAGGTATATGGCGGAATTACTTTACAATTAAATGACCCTAATCAACTTATAGATTCTTGGACTATGAACTTCCACGTATATCTCCATGTGCTTTGGGATGATGAGGTTACGACAGGTTGAGTCTAAAGTTATAGAAGAGGATTAATAAATGAATAAGCAAAATATAATTGATTATGTATTGAAGACCCCTTCAAATACAAATCCAGCAGTGCTTGGTACAATGCTTGATACATTCAGCACAAGCACTTCAAACAATGCGATTGCGGCGGCAGAAGCATCAAAGGTTGTAATGTCGGCACAATATGTAACAATTGTTGATGCAGATGTTGAAGTTACAGATGTTGATATGTCCGGACTTGAAAACAGAGAAAAGCTTTTATTTGAAGTATTAGTACAAGGTACATATGATGAAACAGTAGTTTTTAACATTAAATATGGAGATGGTGAAGCTCATACAACCACAAATGAAATGGTTGGAACTACTGAAGGTGGTTTATATATAACTGTTAAGAAAACAGATGATGTATGGAAACTTAAGGTTACTGATGGGTCTACTTATGTACCTGGAAGTTATATAATTAAAATTATAAAAATTGATATTTTAGATGCGATAAATGCTTATCCAAGAGAAGAAAATGAATAATTTAAAAGACGGGCATTAACCCGTCTTTTTTTATTGTCTATTCCCAATTGACCACTCGTTTGCTTTTCTTTTTCTTTGGTGGCATTTTTGCCCATACAAGAAAATCTCTTGCACGGGTAGCACTTACATAGCATAGGCGCGCTTCATCGTCGTTATATGCTCGTATATTATAAGAAAGAATACAAGGAGCTTCCATACCTTTTGCACTGTGTGCGGTAAGTATTTTAACTGAATTTTCTTTTAATCTATCTTGTATTTCTGCATTTGTCAGTTCCGATTGTTTAAATGTATCTGTTGGTATGTCTTGTTTTGCAAATAGTGATTGAAACAATGCCACATCGTCATTTGTCCTACACAATACGAACCAATCTCCCCAAGTGGTGTCAAGCCTTTCCTTATTAAAAATAAGTGAAGCAACCGCTTCGGATGGTGTGTAGTTGCCTTCTAATACGTGCGGCCGCCCATCAGAATCTCTCATGGAGATTGAGTCGTCTTCATAATTCGGACCAAGTCGGAATAAAAACTTTTTTGCAAAATGGAGTATGTCTGGCATATTGCGGAAGTTCTGTCTCATTTGATAGACGGTTACATCATCTTTAAACCATGTATCAATTAAATATTGCGGATATGCTCCTGCGAATCCATAGATAGATTGTTTAATATCACCAACATACATATAGTTTTTCGGATTGATAAGTTCAAAAAATTCAAATTGTGCTTCTGTTGAATCTTGTGCTTCATCGAGTAGTAAGTGTTCTACTTCTTTAATACAGTCTGGATTTTTCTTAATCTCATCAAATAAGTCATCAAATCGTTCTTCGTTTAAAATGTGTGAAGTATCAACAGCACCGCCACGAAGTAGATAATTACAATATGAGTGAACCGTTCCAATAAATAATCCATTCGGATATCCAAGTCGCTCATACATTACCGAGGCCGCATTGTTCGTAAAAGTAATAGCAACAATTTTTGATGGGTCTATGCCTTGTTCAAGTAACCATCTGATTCGTTCTACGATTACTGCGCTCTTACCACTGGCCGCGCTACTTAATACTAACACCTTTGGTTTGTCTGTGGTAATAATTTGTCTTTGTACATTAGTAAATTCCATTTGTCCTCCTTACCCTGTCGGGCCTCTCTGTCGAGAGTTTTCAATTTAATTTATTTTCTATCGCCAGTAACACTGTTCAATCCATAAGTCTTACTGTCGTAGAAGTCTATATAATACGATTCGCGCTCTCTTAACTTGTCTTTTGGAACTTCTTCCAATACTTCAAATGTAAAATTTTCACATCCGTCTGCGGCCATTGCACGATGGAGTTGACTAGATGCGAGGGTGCCAACGCCCAGAGCGCTTTTGACGTGGTCTTGCCAACGTTTATCAATTGATGTTGTTTGTCCTATATATATCTCATTGGTTTTGAGTCTTGTTATTTTATAGACGCCGCTAATATCACCATTTGGAAGTAAGCGTTTACGAAGTTCTGCAAGTGGTTTTTGATAGTAGCCAGTCCATATAACTTTGTTAATTGCTTCTGGATGACGAAGACGCGCTGTAATTGAACGAAGTATGGATATGTCGTTTGCATCATCTGGGTCAAGTTGAATTTTGTAGAAATCTTGTTGTTCTTCAAGTTGACGTTGCCTACGTATTTCCTCGTTTATGGCTGCGCGCTTACTACGTTCTACTTCTAAATCAGCTTTAATTTGTTCAAGCTCACAATCTAGTTGTCCTTTTTTAACTATATATCCATCTAAGTAGTTATTAAAATCACTTTCAGCATTTAGTTTAGCTTGTTCTACTATTTTATCAATTTCTTGACGTTTACGTTGTTCGTATTCAGTAGTCGTGCCGTCAATCTCCTTCATCTTGCCTTCTCGATAAAGGTCAAGGTCTTGGTTTACTTCGTTATAGCGCTGTTCTTTTTCTTTTAATTGAATATCAAGTTGTTTAATTTGACCTTCATATTTACTTGCATCAAGTCTATATTGATTTTCGAGTTGATTTAATTGATTGGTAATGTTACCTTCACGAACGCGTCGTTCATAGTCTAATCGCTGTTCTTCTTGTCTCCATTCTTCTTCGAAGTAATTTTTTAATTCTCCTTTTTTTAATACTTCTAATTCGTGATTTTTAAAAACTAATACTTCTACAATTTTTTTCTTCTTATTTAAACTGATAAATAAAATTACAATTAAAACAATACAACAAAGAAGAATTAATAGATAATAATTCATATAATTCTCCTTATATAATTTTTTTGTTTTTCTCTTTCTATTATATTATATCAGTTCTAGCGTTTTCTTGTCAAATTTTGCCGACGTTGCCAGTCTTGGTCGTTTTTCCAACGGCTGCGAGCACGGAAACGCTCGTCGAATAGGTCGGCCGCAGTGTGCAGATTGTCGAGTTCCCAATAGGGAATTATATATAACGGGATATTGTGTGCGAGACAATAACTTATCTTTCGTCTATCTCGTTCTTTTGCTGCTTCGAACTCTGCGCGGGTGGCATGAAATTTGCGAACATGACGATAGTGCTGTTCCCCATTATATTCGACAATGGCTCGGCCGCCCTGTACGTAAAAATCAAAACGGTAAAGCCCATGTTTTAAATCCTTAAAACGCTTTTCTCTTTCAAACCTATATCCACCTTTTTGCAAAAGGTTAACAATTTTTTCTTCACTTTTACTCATACGTGTCTCCTTCTCTAAAAAGTAGAGTTTCAATCTGCAATCTCCACTTATCTATGAAGAAAAGTGTCCTAGTGGGGATAATTGGAGGAAAATAATGGATTTAACACAATTCGGTGCCTATGCGCACGAGGGTCTCATTGGATTACTAATCATCCTCGCTGGAATGATTAAGATACCAAAATTAGAATTGAATATATGGAATTTAATTGGGCGTTCTATTGGTCGTTCAATTAATAAAGAGGTTATGGATAAGGTCGACAATCTTTCACGTAAGGTTGACGAAATCGAGAAAAATGCAGAGCTTGAACGCGTTCGTGATTCGAGACAGCGTATTTTGCGCTTCAACGATGAAATACTTTGCGGTCAAATGCATTCAAAGGAACACTTTGACGAGATATTAGATGACATAACAGTTTACGAACACTATTGTGAAGACCATAAAGAATATGCGAATAATAAAGCAGTTCTGGCAATCGCAACAATTAAAAAGACATATGATAAATGTATGGAAAATCACAATTTCTTAACTCCTCAAAAAACTGAGGAGTAAATTATTTTAGGAGTAAAAGGAAATGGGAGACTTTACAGGCTTCAGTTTTGGGAACTGGCACAGTTCTGACCCAGAGACTGGGTTAGTGAAAGTGCTTCGAGTCTCCGGTGGAGATAGGTATGAAGAAGAACTCCACCCAGAGATAAAGGATAGAACTGCGGAAGTTCCAGGGATGAATGGAGAATACTATTTTGGGTCTGATTATGGAACGAGGACCTTTAATATAGAAATTGCTTATGATTCATTAACAGAAAGTCAATTTAGAGAACTTAGACGAGTTTTTGGGACGAAATTAATTCAGCCATTAATTTTTGATGAGCGTCCTTATAAACAATATATGGCAAAAATAGAAAGCCCAATTGAACTATCTTATGTATGTTTTGATGAACCAGGTTATACGTGGCAACAAGGTATTGGCATTGGTCGTACACAAGCTGAACGTGAAGATCATGATTATAAAGTATATAACAATACTAAGCAACGTATTTATAAAGGAGAAGGAACTATATCATTTATTTGTTATTTTCCTTTTGCTAAATCGGTATTTAAAACTATTCCAGTAGAGTATGAAGATAGTGATTGGGTTATTTCTAGTGGAATAAAAAAATCTAGTGAGCGTGGAAATATTGATTCATTGGTTAATGGTTCAATTTCAGTTTATAATCCCGGTGATATTGAAACTGGTTTTAAGCTTTATGTCACTCCAACAGGACAAATTACTCTTAGTTATAACAATACAGATTCATTACATTTAAAATCAATAAGTTTAAAACAGGGAGATTCAAAAATAGTAATTGATACTACAACCAATTTAATAATTGGTGTAAATAGTAGTGGAGTTACTACTAATAATTTATATAATGATGCTATTGAATCAGGATATTTTTTCCACATACCGGTTGGAAGTGGTTCAATAGCAGTAAGCGGTGGAAA